CCTACACAGGAAGAAGAAACTTACAGTATGATTACAGCAAACAGATTCTGGTCACAGATATTTGGTATTGCTTTCTCAAACAAAAGATTCTTACACTTCCTTATGTTATTCGTACCTGTCATGGGTATGTGGACATCATCAATCGGCATTGTAGGTCTAGCACTTAACCTCAGAGCATACGACTTCGTATCTCAAGAGATAAGAGCAGCAGAAGACCCAGAGTTTGAAACCTTCTACACTAAGAACATTCTTCTTAATGAAGGCATGAGAGCATGGATGTCATCTGTTGACCAACCTCACGAGAACTTTGTGTTCCCAGAGGAAGTATTACCTCGTGGTAACGCATTATAGATACATTGGTTCGAGATGGATCATGACCCCTTCACAGGGGTCTTTTTTTATGCTATACTGTAGGAAATTCGACTTTTCTGGCCAGGAAAAGTGGAAAAAATATTCGGGGTATTTTTTGCCCCATAGGGTTTTTACCTAAATATTAGTGTACACACGAGGTACTATTATGAAATCAATAGAAGATCACATTCAAAAAGACAAAGAGATCATTGACGATCCAACAGTTTCTTCAGCAGCACGAAGACACTACAAAGAGGAACTACATGAACTAGAAGAGTATGTAGAACATCATAAAGATGAGATTAAGGCAGGAGATCACCACGACCCTAACGCATTAGAGTTGTTTTGCGACATGCACCCTGACGAACCAGAATGTTTAGTTTACGACGACTAAATGGATTTTATCGGCATATATGATGACATTTTGACCGCTGATGAATGTAATGTCATAATTCAATATTTTAACAAGCACCCAGATAGAGAAGCGGGTAAGATAGGGTATGGTTTTGTCGATCCTGAGTTAAAGGACTCCACAGACCTCTATACGAGATTTACGGAGTCTTCTCTGACTCATAGGATAATCTACGGTGCTCTTACACAGGCATTTGAGCGATACGAGAAAGATCATAAGAATTTACAACATACGGACAGATTCACGTTACACGACAGTTTCAACCTACAGCACTATAAACCAAAAGGCGGTTTTAAGTTGTGGCACCATGAAACGACTAATTTCGTAAATTATCCAAATCCACAAACAACACGTGCTTTGGCATGGAGTATATTTCTAAATAATTGCTCGGATGGAGGAACAATGTTCCTTGAGCAAGGGTTTACTATGGAGTGTATTGTTGGCAGAGTCAGCATATGGCCATCAGGATGGACACATGTTCACAAAGGTCAAATATCTGAGATAGAAGAGAAATATATAGCTACTGGATGGTTTAACTACGAAGTCCCAACATGAACTTTACGATCTACTCAAAGGATGGGTGCCCTTTCTGCACCCAAGTCAAAAAAGTCTTAGAGCTTGCCAAATTGCCACATGTAGTATATGATCTGAATACGGACTTCCAACGAGATGAATTCTATGATGAATTTGGAAAGGGTGCTTCATTCCCCCAAGTTACTGTCAACGGAAAGAAACTCGGTGGGTGTACCGACACTGTAAAATACTTAAGAGAGCACAACTTTGTCTAAACCGATGACAGACGACATCTATGCCCTTGCTGAAAAAGCAATGGATGTAGCAATTATGGAGAAGAGATTCCTCTTCAAATTATATCCCCTTCTACAGCACTCAAAAGCGACTAGAAAGGCGACATTAGAGTTTTTGGAGTCAACTACTGCTAAAGCATTAGAAGAGACCGCACACGACCTTGAGGAGTACATCAAGGGTGGAAAAGACTCCGACCATACGCAAATACGTGAAGCGTACCACTTTCTCAGCAAACCAGAAGCGAGAAAAATTGTAAAATACTTGAGGGGAATTATCGAAGATGCCAAAAAATACGAGTGGGAGCACCGACCAGGCAGAAGAAAAAAATCCATCGCTAAATAAAGGCATAGAGCTTATGCTCCCAAGAGCAAGGAGGGAAAAGAAGTCCAAACTAGACTTAGACTTGACCCTCCCTTTTATTAAGTGGAGGTGTCGTTTTAGAATTAAATTTGACATCACGGAGAGCAATGGAAATTAACTTAATGATCTGGGTTGCTAGCATTAGCACCATATTCGCCTTTGGATTAGGCGGTGTGATAGGATGGATATATAGAGGTACCGTTGACCAAAACACATACAAGCGTCAACTAGATAATCTACATCCTGAGTTCTTGGATGGTAATGGTTCATATGTTAATGAAGAACTGCTAGCAGTTAAATTCATGGATGATGACCTACTACTTGACGATGACGATGATTAGTAGTATACTGATTTGATAGGTAAACTTATTATGGCAAAAAAATTACCAAATGATGCGTTGTTGACTGAAATTATACAACAAGTCTCTTCTGCTAAAACAAAGAAAGAGAAAGTAGAATTACTACAGAAGTACAACAACAACGGACTAAGAGCAATACTCATCATCAACTTTGATGAGTCTCTTAAGTTCTTGCTCCCAGAGGGTGACGTACCATTCAATAGGAATGAAGCACCCGCAGGAACAGAGCACACTCGACTAGATCATGAATACAAGGGATTCTATCGTTTCTTCCAAGGAGGAGATACGTCTCTTAACAACATGAACAGAGAGAAGTTGTTTATTCAACTATTAGAAGGTCTACAGGAAGATGAAGCAGATTTATTCATCGCTGCCTGTAACAAGACTATTCAAAAGAAATACAGAGTCACTAAGGCAGTGGTATCTGAAGCATTTCCCCAAATAGAGTGGGGCAACAGAGGATGACTGTTTGGGGTAAAAACCAAGACGTACCAGAAAAATCAGAAAAGTATGGTATTACAGTATTAGAGATTGACTGTGAAAGGTCACTTGCTAAGAATACTAAACTTCCTCGCAATTCCTACCTTGTCACTTACATGGAGAACGGAGTTGAGCACCATGACATCATTATTGGTCTCAAGGTCAATATTTTTGATTGTTACTATGACTCCCTAGGTAGGGGCAGTTTACAAAGCATAGAGTATACAAATGGAAACGTCACCGCAAAACTCTTCGATGCCAACAAATACATCGACGCATCAAATAAAGGAGCTACTAAAAAGAAAGGATGACTTGTTTGAATTCAAGTCAGAAACTGAGGATATCGACGATCTAGCAGACGAGATATTCGAGGCACTTTATCAACATACATCATCACAACGTAATGAAACTGAGACCGACACCAGTCAAATTAATATCAATAACCCCTGATGCTGAAAAGACCATGGGGTACATCGCAAGAGTATCTAACCCCAATAATCAAGAGAACCCCAAGGTGGCAGGGTTACTCAAGTACTGTATTAAACATGATCACTGGTCAGTGTTTGAACAGGCATCTATGACTGTGGAGATATCCACTACTAGAGGTCTAGCAGCACAGATATTGAGGCATAGGTCATTTACGTTCCAAGAGTTTAGTCAGCGATATGCTAACACCAACCTATTGGGAGAGATACCCATACCAGAACTTAGAAGACAAGACGAGAAGAATAGACAGAATAGTATAGATGATATTTCAGATGAGCAGAGGACTAGACTACAGAAGGTTATAGCAGCGTATTTCGCTGAGGGCATAGACTTATATAATGAACTTATTCGTGAAGGTGTCGCTAAAGAGTGTGCTAGATTTGTACTACCGTTAGCAACTCCTACCAAACTATACATGACAGGATCATGTAGGTCGTGGGTTCACTATATAAATTTAAGAAGTGCTCATGGCACTCAGAAAGAACACATGGACATTGCTGAGGCATGTCGTAAGGTGTTCATACGTGAGTTCCCTACAGTATCAGAAGCACTTGATTGGACAACATAATGGCAATTTACCCAGTTAAAAACTCAAAAACAGGAGAGATGAAAGAACTCTCAATGACACTCGCCCAGTATGAGGATTGGAGAGATAACCATCCCGATTGGGATAAAGACTGGCAAGCAGGATCACCCGCTGTGGTCTCTGGAGTGGGAGACTATCAGGACAAGTTACCTGATGGTTTCAAAGACAGACTTCGCAATGTAAAAAAACATCACCCCTACGCTAAATTCGAGGCTCCTTAATTCTATGCCTGTTAAAGACAAGAAGCAACCTTCAATGGTTGGACTGACTAGAAGACAAATGAAACGCAAACCTATTAACTCAGGATATCTAACTCAGATAAAACCTCTGACACCAAGTCAGGAGAAAGTTTTTGATGCGTTCTCTAAACAGAAGAACTTATACATGTATGGTGCTGCAGGCACAGGAAAGACCTTCATAGGTATGTACCTAGCACTACAAGAGATACTTAACGAACAGACATCTTACGACAAACTATACATTGTACGATCACTGGTGCCTACCAGAGAGATTGGTTTCTTGCCTGGTGACCACGATGACAAAGCAGAGTTGTATCAGATACCATATCAGAATATGGTACGTTACATGTTCAAGATGCCTGATGATGCTAGTTTTAGCATGCTATATGCTAATCTCAAGGCACAGGAGACTATCTCATTCTGGAGCACATCTTTCCTACGTGGCACCACACTAGACAACGCTATCGTGTTGGTTGATGAAATGCAGAACTTGAATTTTCACGAGTTAGATAGTATCATAACTAGGTTAGGTGTCAACACAAAGATTATCTTTGCGGGTGATGCTGCTCAAACTGACTTACAGAAAACTAACGAGAGAAACGGTATCTTAGACTTCATGAAGATCATTCAAGGTATGGATGAATTTGAAATGGTAGAGTTTGGTATACAGGACATAGTTCGTTCTGGACTGGTGAAGTCTTATCTTATTAATAAATTGAATCTTGGACTTTAAACATCTAAATCTACATAATTTTCCAGACTTAAAAGCAAAGACAACAGAACAGGGTAGGAGGTACTTCGTTGAGGGTGCATCCTACCCTTCTGTTACAACTGTCATTGGTGAAAAGAAGAAGAAATCTATAATGGAATGGCGACGTAAGGTCGGTGAGGAGAAAGCGAATGCTATATCTAAACGTGCGACTACACGTGGCAACAAGTGTCACAAGTTAGCAGAAGACTATCTAAACAACCTCCCTCTAGACAGATACAGGGATGATGTGCTATCATTAGGTATGTTTCACCAGATACGACCTTATATTGACAAGATAAATAATATACACGCACTAGAAGAATCTCTATATTCTCACACTCTGAAACTCGCAGGACGAGTCGACTGTATTGCTGAATATGATAATGAACTAGCGATTATAGATTTTAAAACGTCAACTAAGTTCAAGCGTGAAGAATGGGTACAAGACTATTTTTCACAAGAAACCGCTTATGCTATAATGTTTCAAGAACTTACAGGTTTAAAGGTTAAACAAATTGTAACCATCATCGCAGTGGAAACTGGCACTCCACAAGTCTTTGTTAAGAAAGACATTCTTACGTACGTACCCAAATTAAAAGAGTACATCGACTATTACAGGAGTATCCATGGCGACTGGTAAAAAACTTAATGATGCCCTAGAGGAAAATTTTATGACCGCGAGCAAGTTTTCGCTTGAGATTGAGAACATCGTCAAAGATGGTTCTCTTAATTATATTGAAGCAATAGTAATGTATTGTGAAGAGAAAGCTATTGAGATAGAAGGGGTTAATAAATTAATCAACAAACCACTTAAGGAAAAACTTAAGTACGAAGCACAAAAGTTAAATTTCATCAAGAAGGGGAGTAGAGGATTCTTAGCATTGTGAAGGGGTATGATGCTTATCGCATGTACCTTGCCATGCGTAATCATTTCAAAACCAAAACTTACGACTTCGCAAGGAATCAATTTGCCAAAGCAAAACCAGAGACTTACGACAAGAGAAAAGACAAATATTTCTTTGTAAAATTATCACGCAAATATAATGAGGATGAATTAGCTAGGTTCTACCTATCTAATTTTGTACAAGAGAATAGTGAATGGATAGGTGCAATGACCGCCAACGGAGAACGGAACTATCTTGACTATATAAGAAAACTGCAATCCTTATCGTATATTTTTCAGAGCGACGCTAATATAATGAAGGAGTCATGTGATAATTTCAATGACTTGTTCACAGGTAAACCACACCCTACCTTGATTAAATTGTGGATGGGTGGTAAGATACAGTTAGAGTCGGTGGTTATAATGGAAAAGATGTTTGAGTTTTGTAAAAACGTAACTGCGACAGATCCAGTTTGGCAAGATGCCAAGACTAAGATCACAAAGTACGAACCATTACTAAAGACATCTACCGATAAGCATCGCAAAGTTCTCAAGGAGCTCTTTCTATGAAATTCTTCGAGTCTGACGTAGTTCAGGACGAATTAAAACGTATGCAGGATCTCTATGTCGATATTAATCGCATGGGGATCATTCTCACAGTGGATCAAAAGATTCAGCAACTAATAAAGTTGTTAGAACTCATTGATCTACAACAGACAATGTTCATGCGTGTCACCTTATCTGATAGACCAGAAGCAAAACGCATACTGGCACAGGTACGTGAGGCAGCGACACTGTTGGGGATGAAACCTGAGCACGTTAACTCTCAGTTCTATACTTCCTTGAAAGAACAAGTAGAGAAAATGATCGAAGAATTGGAGGAAGCAAAATGACCGCCCTTATTATTGTTGTAGTGCTTGTTGCTGTAGCAGGAGCACTCATTAGATACTATGACCCACATTGAATTAACTGAAGAAGAATGGGAGTGTGTTAGGGTGTGCGTATCAAACGCACCTATACCTTATGACATAACCAAAAAGAAAATACCTGGCGACATCTTACAAAAGATAGGACAACCCACACGTGTAAAACATGAGGGCATTGCTAAGGTAAAATATGACTTGACACCGTACGGAATCTTTAACTAATGAATTTATGGAAAAACTGGAAGGAAGCAGTATGGAACACCTTCCCTGATTTAGAATATCAGAACACATGGGCAGAGTGGGAAGGTAAAGGTACTAACCTCACTGCTAAGACTTACAAGAATAAGCACTTCATCAAGTCTAGAGAGGTAGACATATGGAGTGACAAGACGCACGTATATAATACGATCATCTATCCTAACACTGGATCAAATCTACCTTGCTTCGGCATGGATCTCATGGGGTTCACACAGAAGAGAGTCATCATAGTCTTTGACTTCCAACACCCTACAGAGAAGTATCTGTTCGGTGTAGATGACCTACCAAAATGTACTGAAGACTACCGTTTCTTTGAACGTGGTAATCACTTCTCAGAGAACATATATGTCAGGTATTGCCCTATGGAAGAGGTTGATGAGCACCTCGACACATTCAAGAAGTACTTGACAAAATACAAAGAGATGGTAGAATTAAATCAACCGAAAGGGACAGACACGAACGTGTATAAGGACTTTGATACTTATATGACTCGATTGGATCCAGTGGGTCCTTACTTAGCACAAAAGTTTGGCAAGGAAAAGTCTGAAAGCCTTGTCAACGACTTTCTTTTTTGCTATAAATAGAACGTGCGATAATATAGCACAATACACACAATACGGAGAATACACATGTCTTTTGCTTCACTTAAGAAGTCCAGTTATACTGACTTGCTTTCTAAAGCAGAGTCACTTAACAAGACTGAAGTCAGAGGTGCCGATGAGCGTCTTTGGAAACCAGAAGTAGACAAAGCGGGCAATGGTTACGCAGTAATCAGGTTCCTACCCGCACCCGATGGAGAAGACCTTCCTTGGGCACAAGTTTGGAGTCATGCCTTCCAAGGTCCTGGTGGATGGTATATCGAGAACTCTCTCACAACTTTAGGCAAAAAAGATCCTGTTTCAGACCTAAACAGAACACTATGGAATAGTGGACAAGACTCTGACAAAGAGACTGCTCGTAAGCAGAAGAGAAAACTCTCCTACTACAGCAACATCTATGTTGTACAAGATCCTGCTAATCCATCAAACGAAGGAAGAGTATTCCTTTACAAGTATGGTAAGAAGATTTTTGATAAACTTACCGAAGCAATGCAACCCGCATTTGCTGATGAGACCCCTATCAACCCATTCGATTTTTGGAAGGGTGCTGACTTCAAGGTGAAGATCAGAAAGGTAGAAGGTTATTGGAACTATGACAAGTCTGAGTTTGCTGAACCAAGCACACTAAAAGGATTTGATGATTCAGAGTTAGAGACACTATGGTCACAACAGTACAGTCTAACTGACTTCACTGCTGCTGATAAGTTCAAAACTTTTGAAGAGTTAGAGACTCGTTTACAGACAGTTCTTAGTGCTACTCAACCAACTCGTAGAGTCCCAGACGCAGAGTT